GGTAAAACCCAAGAAATCCTTCTTGATATATGGTTATCATGAGGGTTTTCTGAAGTTTTCTTGGGGAGCTCAACAATCAACCGAGAAGGCCTATATGTTGCGACATTGGGCTTCTTCCACTAATGGTTGGTCTGGAACCCCCTTAATTCAAGATGGTTTTGTGGTTGGAGTTCATACTGGTGGGGATCAGAGTTTGAGAGAAAATTTAGCTACAACTTGTTTTTGGCTAAAACTAGTTTCTAAAGAGACTCCAAATCCTGATCATGAAGACAAAGACGTTTATGTACAGGGTTTCACTGAAGAACAGGAGCGGAGATTGCAGAAATCTTCCTATAGATACAATGATAAGACATTTGTCGTTGAGAACTATGGGCGAAATATTCGTATTTCAGAAGCTTTTAACACTGGACTTGATTGGAACGCAATGGATGATGATCCATATGCTATGGCTGATAATCACTTTTATGAATCGGGTTTTCCGACTCAGGTGGCTCCAGCTCTACCTGTCAAAAAGACGGCTGTGAAGGAAATGTCGTCAGGAGACTCCTTAGATGGGCGTGGAAAAGATTTTGGAAAAGTAAAGAAGAATCGAAATTCCAATCGAGCCCGCTCTTCAAAGAAGAACAGAATCCTGGCCTCAGGTTCCTCTGGCAAGCAGGAGGATACCGAATCCAAGAAGGAGAGACCTACCCTCAAGGAATCGGCCTCCAAGAAATCGGTCGATGCTCGAATTACTCAGCAGGAAAGAGAACTGTCCGTTCTCCGCAAGCATTTACAAAAGCTTGTGCCGAGCGGGACTCTCTTAGAGAGTGGGATTACCCTCCCCGTGACTCTTCCGCCGAATTCCGTAGTTTGCGATTGCAAGCCTCGAGATTCCAGCGTGCTAATTCCTTTATTGACCCGGAAGCAAGAAAAACTTTACAACAAAATCTGCCATACTCGAAAATACCAACAGGCTTTGAAAGACCAAGTCGATATCAGCGAACCTCACCGAAGCTTACGCGCGAGGACGTTGGCATACGTTATGTGCTCGACTACTGTATTGAGGGAAAATCCACTCCAGGATTTCCTCTCAACACTCTAGGTAAAACAAATCAGACGCTCCTATCCCACTATACAGAGTTAGTTATAACCTGTGTAGAGGAGCGTCTGAATTTGTTGCTGAATCATGAAATTAATAGTAATGATACAGCTTGGGATTTGGTCCGTAAGGGCCTGGTCGATGTGGTTAAAGTGTTTGTAAAGAACGAGCCTCACAAGAAAGTCAAATTGGAGGAAGGAAGAGTTCGTCTCATCTTTTCTGTTTCTTTGATAGATAATGTGATTGCCCGTCTCTTGTTCGAATCCCAGAATCACGCTGAGAAATCAGTGTGGGATGCCATCCCTTGTAAGGGTGGCCTGGGTCTCGATGACGATGGATTAATTGCGATTAATCGTTCCGTCTTGCGGGGCGCAGTCGAAGCTGAAATAGCGGAAGCAGATGTCAAGGGTTGGGATTTTTCCTTTCAGGAAGATGATTTTGACCAGGATTTGGAAAGACGCAAGTATCTCAACAAATCTCAAGGGACTTGTTGGGCTAAAATTGCAGAAGTACATTTCTATTGTATGTCATTGAAGGTTTTTACTTTGAGTGATGGTACATTGATTATGCA